TCAACCGCCAATGGGAAGTATTGCGGTGTTCATTGCATGAAAGAATAGCCAGCGCCTTCATGGTGCCAATGCCTTCATCTTCTTCTTCGATGACGCGGACAAATTCGCTCATGGTTTTGGTTTGCGACTTTCCACCATTTTAATCACACGATTTGCCCATGACCTGCCAGCATCTCCGCCCCATAATTGCCAGGCTATGTAGCCAGCATCATCTTCACCGCCACTTTTATTTTTTTCATGACGTGAAAAGAATGCTGCCATTCGCTTGATAGTGGCAAAACTTACGCCACCACCACCAGCCAGATCACCAGCCCTCGCCACTCCACTGCCAATGCCTTGCTTGCCAGCTTCCTGCGTGGTCAATCCGCCTTTGCCATACTTCTTGCGCAGTTCCAACCCACGACGCGCTGCGGCCCTTACGGACGATGGCGGGGAGAAGCTTTCGGCATCTCCCCTTAATCCTTTCCCTCATCTTCTTCCTCTCCTGCCATTTCTTTAAAAAAGCCCATGTAATATTCGTCACTCATATCTTTTTTTGGCTTACGAGTCATGCCTGCTTCTGAAAGAGCAATGGCAAGTGCCTGCTGGGGGCTTTTAATTGGCTCGCCAGTGCTGCTCTTTAATTTGCCACTTTTAAATTCTTTCATTACTTTTGAAATTTTAGCTTGGCGTTCTTTTTTGTTCATGATTATTCTGCGATACCCCAATTATAGCCATCAGCAACAATATCGCATTCTTTCAGGAATCCAACAATCACTTCTTCTATCCATTCAAAAGCATCATCAGTCATACCAGGATGACATCCCACGAAGAAAACCTTATCAAGCACTTGATAGGCATTAGGAAATTCTTTGGCATCGCCAAGATGCTTGTAACCAGGATGTAACAAAAGATTACCTGCAAAGTAATTTCTAGTTTGTATACCATTCTGTTCAAGATGCCTTTGCAATGCATGTTTTACATTGGGCTGCTCGCAAACAATTGGTACTCCAAACCAGCTAGATTCCACTTCACTGCTTTCGGTAATTACTTTTACAGACGATGGAAGTACGCTAAATATATTTGCAATGCGTTGATAATTAGCCCGACGCTTAGCATGAATTTCATCGAATTTTTCTAACTGTACAGATCCAACTGCGCCTTGCAAGTCAAGAGGTTTTAAATTGTAACCAATGGTACTAAATACATATTTATGATCAACCGATACGTCATACCCCTCTAACCACTTGCCAAAGCGATTGCCGCATGTTCCATTAGTAAGCAAATTGCATTCCCCCACGCAATAGCAATCCCGGCCCCACCAAGCAAAACTTCTTGCAAGTTTATTGAATCCAGGAAGAGAAGATGACACCATCCCACCTTCCATTGTGGTGATGTGATGGGCAGGGTAAAAAGAACAAGATGATGCCACAAAATAATCTGACAACCATTTGTTTTTCCATTTGCTCCCTAGTGAATCACAACCATCGGCAATGGCATGGATATTATTTGTCTTACAAATAGACAGCAGTCGATCAATATCACAAGGATTACCAAGCACTGGACTATTGATTACTGCTACGGTTTTTTCATTAATAGCATTTTCGACTTGATCTAAATTCCAATTTAAACTTTCCCATTCAATATCTACAAATCTTGGGATCATATTATTTTGCAATATAGGAGCCACTGTTGTAGGAAAACCAACAACGCTCACAATAATTTCCGCGCCATCTGGCCAGTCAAAATATTGCTTGAGTGCAGCTAACATCACAAGATTAGCAGAACTGCCGCTATTAACCATCAAGCTTTCTTCAAAACCAAATCGCTGGGAAAACTCGCGTTCAAACTTGGCTACTTGTTTGCCGGACGAAAGCCATCCGCCATCTTGAAGACAGCTTATAGCAGCGCTAATTTCTTCTCCATTGAAAAATGGGCCGGAGTAGAGAACTTTTGGGTGGTGCATAAGTCGCGCAATCCTTGGTTGATGGAAATGAATGGGGCGAAGCCCAAGGCTTGAAGCTTGCGGCAGTCTAAGCGCATGTGCAGAGATTGCTCATAGTTTCGATGGGGGCGAAAGGTGATGGCACTTTGGCTGTTCAAAGTTTCAGCACAAAGGCCGATGCAAGCCGCCAATTCCATCTCTTGGCCAGATCCAATATTGTAAATGTCATTTACAGGCGCTACATCCATAAGAAGCTTAATTGCGCGGCAAGTGTCGTAAATGTGCAAATAGTCGCGTGTAAGACCATTCACCATTTCAATAGGCTCGTTGACCTTTAATCTTTGCACCATATAGTGAAGTGCATTCCGCTGCCCATTGCTTTTGTCTGGCCCTCCATAGACATTAGGCAAGCGCATGATTCGCCAATCAATACCATGAAACGAGCAAAAATCTATAACTAGCTGTTCGGCACAGTGCTTCGTAATGGAATAAAGACCCTTTGGTTTGCATGGGCTACTTTCCCTCATTATTACATCAGTGGAACCGTAGACAAACCAAGAACTAATAAAATTAAATGTTTTGATGCTACTCTCTTGGCAGGCCACAAGCCTGTTCATTAAGCAGTCAATATTGGTATTAGTATGGAGCAATGGATTGGAATAAGTGTTGCTTGTTGTGCTAATGAGATATAGCACTTCTTCGCTCGTTGGTACCAACTGATAGCGTGGCAATGACTGGCCACCATGCAAGCCGATAAAATATGAACCAATAATACCAGTGGCTCCGTAAATACTGATCATTCAATAAACTCTACTGTTGCTGGATATACGCAATGCTCCCCAAAGAAGAAGGAAGAATGCAACAAAATGGCTGTCATGAGACGTTCAGCAGTGAAAGCAATAGAGCGTCTTTGATAGCCTTGCAACGCTTCGCATTGCTCACGAGAAGACTGCCAAATTGCATCCATGGTCTCAAAGATTAATTCACATAAAGTATTCATTAATTTTGCATTACCACGGGCCATGTTGTAGGCGTAAAGGATATCTTGATCCCAGGCATATTGCAACTGTTCAACGCTCAGAGGAAGCTTGCCCGCATTAGCAAGGCTCATAGAAATTTCATATGCAGGAAAAATACCATGGTGCAAATCATACTGACGACGTACACTGCCCTCAAGGAGTTGAAGAGGATGCGTGACATAAATGCAATCGCGACGTGCATTTACTAGCTCTCCATCAGACCATTTGCGACGATACTGGCATACGCCCCAAGGCTCATCTTTTGCCTGTTTCCATGCCCAATATAAAACAGTTAAATCTCCCCATATTGAATTTAGAGCTGACATATTTTCTCCTTCGTCGTCCATTAACCACCCTTGATCGATCAAGGAGTGGCGGAGATTATGATTGTGCGAAGCAGCACCTGCTAACACTTGCGTTCCAATGCCCCCTTGATCGCCATATCGCCTTGGTTTATCAACCAAGCAGCAACAGTAAAGCTTCATTGCTTCTGCCCATTAAACGGCATACTATACTGCTCATGCCCTGGCATGCCTCCCCATTTTTCTTGGTAATGTTCCGCATTACGATGGAAAGAAACATAGTGATTGCGTTGGTATTCGGCATCACCATGCCTCAATGTACTGCTTTGATCGTGGCGCAAATCGCGCAATTCTACAAATTCACAAGGATTGCCTGCAAGCTTAAGGCGACGATCAGCATCATTGTCCTCAAAGTAAGCAGGAAAGAATGTTTCGTCAAAACCTCCCATGTTCAACCATTCATCAGCTTGGCTGACAAAAAATACGCTCCAATGATGGCTAATGGCTGCTGTGTTGAAAATAATAGTCTTCGGAGACGCTTGAGCTGCTTCTTGAAACGCTTGCACATCCTCAAGAGAAAAGACGGTATCGTCATTGGCAATAATGCAATTTCCTAATTCTTTTAGCAGCATGTTCCATGATGTTGCTACTCCTAAATTGCTAGATGGTCGAATGTAGCTAATGGCCATAGCAAGTTCGTTCAGGCAATCTTCCCATTTGCTGCCGAGGAGTTTGCCTCCATTATCAACAATGGTTATTTGCGGAATGATATTTGGATGGCAGTCGCTAGCTAGAGCGGAGCACAGGCGTAGTAATTGGCTGTAGCAATGGAGAGTGGGAATGCCAATGTTGATGATTTGCTTGCTCATTGTGCATATACCTCCCGTTTTTGCCATAGATCGTTGTAATTATTAACGCCTTGAGCTCCTAGCCCGGAAAGGTCGCCACCGTGAGACGGCTTATGCCAAGCCATGATAGTCCCGTCAGGCAGCACAAAAGCTTTATTCTTTTGCTCATAAAGGGGAGTCAGTTCAAGAAAATCACCATAAATAAAGTCTGCATTTGGACCATTCATCGCCAATGCTTGTCCCAGGAGGGTAGGGCCGGTAGGACATAGTGGCGTGATGCCATAGTATTGCTCATGACAGTTTTTAACAATGAGCTGAATGGCTGTTACCAATGCCGGATTCTCCTTTTGCGAATAGAGAACAGTGGTGGCGCATGCCCAAGAAGTGAAGCTAAAACGTTGAATATCCCTGAAAGCCAGCCACTTAATGCGAGGCCCAATTTCCACGGGATTTATTACTCTTGTTCCAATATCAAGATACCAACCACCAAGCTTGTTTAACAAACAGAATCGTCCAAGATCCGCTTTGTAAGAATATGGTTTCAAACAATCATAAGCCCAAAGCACTTCTTCTTTATAGTTTTCTTCAATGAAATAACGAAGACTTTCTTTGTTATATAGTTGATAATCAGCCCCAGGAAAAGCTTGCTGCACAGTTTGTGTGGCATGCTTTAGAAACGGAGAAAGTTCCGTATCACTATCAGAAAGAAAGATTTGTGAAACGTTCATGATTAATTAATGCGAGTAGGAGTGCCAAAGCCTTTAAAGGTCGATGGTGGTGTGCTGTTAAGCGTACGATTCACAATAGAAAGCAGTTGCTTGCCAATATTATCCCATTCAAACGCTGGTTCACAAGCCCTTTCATAACACCATTCCCCATCTTTTTTAAGCGCATCACGATTGTCGTAATAGTAAGAAAGCAATTCAGCGCCATGGTCGGCAGAAGGAATGCCCCTATCTAAACCATAGTTTCTATCTACTTCCCAACTTTCAATGCTCATGCGAGGAACGTTATAAAAAATTTCTTTCAAACTAGTGTGGTCGGGAACCAATTGAGCCTTACCAGTGGCAGCATGTTCAAAATTAACTAACCCCCAGCCCTCGCCCATGCAAGTGTTGATACCAATATCACAAGCATTGTAAACTTGATTTAGTTTTTCAATGGGAAGGCAATTGTTTACATCAAAATGAGGGCTAGTTAAAATCAGTTTGCCAGTTGCATCGTAACCTTCATCACGCGCCACTCGTTTAAATAATGGCACTAAATCCCAGCCCATATCTTTTGGTCCCATGTGAAGCCATAGGCGGGCATCAGGCTTATCTTTTGCAAAACGGACGAAGCTTTTAATTGTAATATCAATGCGTTTGCGTGGTTGATTTCTATTGCCATTAAAAACAATAAAATTATCTTCCGGCACACCTAACTCTTTTCTGCATTCGGAAGAGTCAAGTGGGAAGAACAAGGAACGATCCACGCCATGAGGAATAATATCAATGGTCGATTCGTAACCAGCCCTGCGTACTTCTTCTGCACCAAATTCTGTATAAACTCCAAAGCCATCCCATTCATGAGCTATGTGCATGGTTTCAGGAAAAATACCATACGAATCAATTGGGCTGTAAGAATAAAACTTGAAGCCACAAGCTTCTTTTAATGGTTTGACAGCTTCCCATAGCCCTAAATTCACCCAGAAATCATTTGTTGTCCAGATTAGGTCTGGCTTGATTTGTTGAACAATTGATGCGATGCGATGGGAACCAAATGGATCGGAACCATGGATACCAGCAGGATACACTTTATAGTCTTGTGCTTCAGCGCAATAATCGCCCCAATGATTTACAGCTAAAACATGCAAATCATGCTCCTTAGCCAGTATTGGCAATAGATGTGCCGCCACTCGTCCAAACCCCGTCTGAACAAAAGCATCGCCACAGTAAAGAATTTTTGCCACAAGAAAAACAAAGCTTGTTTGATGATAATGGCAAAATCAAATAGGGACCACTGGCGCCTGCCGCCTGAAATATTCAACACTGCACCTGCATCTAGCTCCACATTCGCAACGCACACCAGGCATAGGAACACTACCAATAGAAACCATGCCACGCGCTGCATAAAGCTTGCAATCTAGGCAATGCACGGCTTGATCATCTAATATTCGCCGCATCATAGAAAAACCTCTTTGCTGTTCCCGCATCTCAGTGCCTTGCCAATATGAGCCACGAATGCTTTGTGCATATAAACCAATACGTGCCATTGCCATGGGAGCCGAAATACGACCATCAATCAAATCACGAACAAAGCCTTGTAAATACGTATATTCAGACCGTAGCCGTTGGCCGATGCGGCCATATTCAGCACTTCCCATTTCACTGCGTCCGCCATAGCCAATAGTGGCAGCTTGAATGTGACCAGCTTTTATTGCTTCACGAACGCTGCCTTGCCATTGATCAAGCGTGATGGAACCATCAGCTAACATCTTGGTAAAACGTTTTAATTGCTCTTCAAGCTTGTCGATGCGACCATCAATAATATTACCAACTGCTTTTTTGCTTAAGAATCGACCCTTAGCATCACGATAACGCCCAGCATTGCGGTCATAAGACCATTCAGCGTCCATCCTGCTGGACAGGACTGCACTGCTAAAAGTTGATAAATCATTCAGCATTGTCGGCTTCCAACAAATCTTTAAATTTTGCTGGTGCTTCTTCTTTCCATTGTTGCATTGCTTTTTCAATATCTTCGTCTGAAATAAATGCGGCCTCATCAATATCAGCCAACATCACACCTTCTACTGTCATTGGCACAATTGCATCTACTTTGCTGCTAACCATTTTGGCGGCGCCTTTTCTTTCAGGATCAGGATCTGCTTTACGCTTACGGGCCACAATTGTTTGACGCTCTTCTTTGCTCAATGCTTGTGCTTGTGCTTGAGGAAGGCATTTTGGTTTGCCTTCTTTTTCTTCACGAGCACCACATGGCCCCATAATTTCACCATTAGCACCAATCCTCACCCATTTTTCTTTAAACCACTTATCTAAATCATCACCATTGATTTCACCATCGTCTCCTTTAAAGGCACCGCTAGTAGAACCATGCTTTTCCTTGTACATCCGCTTGTACTGTTGCACCACATAACCACTGGCATAAGCTGATGGCCACACCTTAAATTTGCTTTTAGCTGCTGCAACAGCACGACCATGAAGCTCCTTATCCGTGAAGGTAATATCACCACGCACTTCTTCTAAATCACGAGGAAGAAATAAACCAGCAGCATCTTCGACTTCCCTAGTGCCATCCATTGGTAAGGTGCCATTCTCTTCATTCATTGGATCACGACCACCAGGCGGCACTTTCATCTCCCCTGTAGCCTGCGGCAGCTCACGAGGAAGCGATGGGTCAAGTGTGAGTTCCATTGACCATTCAGAACCGCCATAACGAGCATCTGCCACTTCTTTCGGATGGAGCACTCCTAGCTGAATGTAACGACCGTCAACAGCAGCCACACGCGCCCGCACGTCTGCTTTTTCTCTTTCGTTTAGTTCAAACAAATCGTTAAATTTAATCCGCCATGATTCAGGCAATCTTCCATTTGTAGGACCATCTTTACTGAGCATAATAATTTTCATTAAATGCTGCAGTGATCGTTTGTAATGTGTGGATTGATAATCACCAAGATGTTTAGCAAAATCACGTTCTTCACTTCGACCAGTAGAACCCAAGCCGCCAGGGCTTTCACCAAATAAAATAGTATGAGGAATTTGTGAAGCGCCAATAATATCAATGCGAAGTTTTTCTAGGATTTCACCAATGCCACCAAAGTTTCTGCTAATAAATTCAAGCTCTTCTTTTTCTGCGTCAATCGCATAACCACGATAGATGCTTTTACTCATATCATTTAATACCAAGCGATCTCTTACATCTTTTTCTTTACCAGCGGCCAACATAGAAGAAAGGCCACGTAATTTATGTACAAAAATATCAAATTCTGTTAATAATGTTGCAGCAGAACTGATGCCAGTGGAATAGAAACGAAAGCTATCATAAACACTTTGTAAAGTGCTCATTCCCCAGCCATAATTTCTTTGCCTGATACGATAAGGTAACCATTCGCCATCAAAGCGCAATATCCTATCTTTATGAATTTTTACTAATTGTGGTTGCCTAATAAGATCGCCAGAAATAATTTGATAATAAGTGGCTTTGGAATAGTCGTATAAACTATCTTCGTTAATCATTGGTGCAATTTGCCAACGATCTAATACTTCCATGCCTTCTACTGAACGAATATTACGGAAATCAACAGGCTGGTCTGCTGAACGACCATCGTCGATATAAAGCAAAATAACAGAACCACCAAATAACCTTGCATTCTTGGAGGCTAGGCCCAGATTTTCAAGGATGTATAAATCTTCCACCACTTGCTCAATGCCAGCCACTTCTTCTGCTGCTGCCCCTTCACCACCAAACAACACCTTGAATCCTTTCCTGGTGGATTGTTCCGCCACGATATCTACAATACGTTTAGGAATCCATTCGCTATAAAGATTCTCCAGTTCCTCTTGAGTTAAGAAAACGATGGGGGTGGAGCTAGTGTATTGGCTTTTATCACGGCCTGTTCCCATACCCGTAAGAGCATTAACCAAACCATCAGCTCGCACAATGCTATCGCCATTGTGGCCCAAATCAACAAAATTTTCTGCCATTGGTATGTTTAATGTGTTGCATTCATCCTAACAATGGCTAAGATAATTGTGATCTTCTTTTCTTTATGCCCACTCCTATTCAATTTATTTTTTCTGATGAGGAAAGAAAGCTTGCAATGGCAGAAGGCGCGAGGCGACAGGGCACCAATGAAGACCAAGGGCTTCGTGGCCGTAATGGTGGTGCATGGCGAGGCACTAAAGCACTAGACATTCATTTGCTTGGTGCTGCAGGAGAAATGGCAGTTGCTTCGCATTTGGGTTTAAAATCATTTTTGTATCAAGAAACACAAGCCAAGCGTGGCAGTGACGACCTCCCTGGTATAGACGTTAAAACACGCTCTAAACATAAATACGATTTGATTGTTCAAAAAAATGAAGATCCTCGGAAAAAATTCGTTTTAGTCACCATTGAAGATCAAACGACGCTTCTTCATGGCTGGTGCTATGGGGAAGAAGCAATGAAAGACGAATATTGGGCTGATCCTGCTCGCGGGCGACCTGCCTATTTTGTTCCTAAAGAACAATTATCTCCTCTCAGCACTCTTACATGGCAAGATTAATTTGTTCTGATTTTGCTAAGCATGTATTAAAAACAGAGCTATGGCCAAAGCAGCAGGAAGTATTAAATCAATACTTTAGTGGTGGTAAAACCCATGCAGTGTGGGCGCTCGGTCGTAGAAGTGGTAAGACACTTATGGCTTCTATTGCAGCACTATATGCTTGTTTCGTTTTGGAATCACACTACAAGAATAAAGTAAGAAAAAATGAAAAATGGTACATTGTTACTATTGCTAATGATCAACAACAAGCAAAAATTGCGCTTAATAACATCCGCCAATTAGTTTTAGACAGTCCTCTTGGTGCGGAAATTACTAGGGAAACTGCCACTGAAATTCAAATTAGCAATGGTTGTGTATTCCAAGCAATTCCAGCTTCTGCTCGTGCTTCTCGCGGTAAAGCAGTGGTGATGTGTATTTTCGACGAACTTGCTTTTCAGCTTGAAGGCGATGCAAACCGTGGCGCAAAAGCTATCTATCAAGCCCTTTCCCCTTCCATCGCCCAGTTCGGCGCCCATGGTCGCATCTTAGAACTATCATCTCCATGGCTCACCGATGGATTATTTTACGAGCATTTCAGGGAAGCTGAAAGTGGTGAATTTCCATTCATGCAAGCTAAAAATATTCCCACTTGGGAGATAAATCCTAATTTACCATGGGGATGTCCTTTTTTAGTTGCAGAACAAAAACGAGATGAAGATAAATTTT